AAAGAAAGCAAAACAGTAAGCGCAAAGAATCATCCTGCGCCCCCTTCCCATCGAGTTGCGTCGCGCTTGATGCGCTCCCAGCGTTGCATATTGCGGCGGCGTTTATGTGCCATGCATAGAAGCACGGCGAAAAGTAATAGTGTTAAATAGATCATAGTTCGTTGTCGTTTAATAATTATTGATTGGTGCCAAGGTTATCAGCGTGCCTTGAGCCGTTTCATCGACTCGTGCATGTTGGCGGTTTTCATTTCGTCGCGAATTTCTTCCAGCGTCTTAACGATGGTGTTTATTTTGAAAATCCAGCGAGTGAGCGCGATTGCGACCAGCAAAGCTAAAAAGATAGCGAGAATGATTACTGTAGTTCCTGAAGTCATAATAAAAAAAGCCGGGATATAGCGCCCGGCGTCGCTGGTTGTTGTTGTTGTTGCGCTAGGCTGGTATTTAGACAGTGCTGATTTTCATTTAACGATCTGGACAGCGAGACAGATGCACCTAACACGGCTTACAATACGGCGACTGTAACGCTTGGCTTGCGCGGCGTCGTTGTTACCATCTTTGCAATGCGTGAGAACTCCATTGGATCAGACTCACGCAGCGCCTCGTATGCTTTGGCGTTCAGCTCGATTTTCGTAGTCATCTTGAGCAGATGACCGGGCATTTCGTCCTTCTTGTCGACCTTATAGCCGAGCGACGTTTTGAGCGTCAGCTTTAGGCCGTTGTCAGTCTTGACGGTTTGGCTGCCGGCTTCGGCTAGTTCGTATTGTGCGAGGATTGCTTCCTCGCATTCGATGCGAACGGCCTTGGCTTCTGCTTCGGCTGCGCGTGCATGGACGAGATTTGATGCTAGGTTTTCAATGCTCATGATTATTAGTCCCAAGGGTTTTTCTTAGTTGCGGCGGCTGGCGCTGCTTGCGGAGTCGGTGCGGCCTTCGGCGCCTCGGATAATGCTTTGCCTTCATGCGACGGCCAAACGTTTTCGACGTTTTGGTATTCTTTATCTTTAACTTTTGATGTTTTAAGTTCAATAACACACTCCAAACCGATAAGCTCATCATCATTCTGTGGCGGCGCTCCAAGAATTTTGCAGTATTTGGCATAGCGACCGGCATTGATATGATATTGTTTTCTCTTCTGATCGGTAGGCATATTGCTGACATCGCTGGACAATAGAATCGAATCATCCGTAAGTTTCGCGGCGCATTCTTGCCCGTTAATGTCTGCTTGAATCTCAAAACGAAGATCAAGCAGGATGTCAAATGGCGCAATCCATCCCATGTTTTCGTCTGTTGGAGACTTTACTTTCGTTTCTGTGATTACGACGTAATACTTCCCGTCCTTTGGCTTTGTGAATTTCAAGCTTTCGGCTTCCTCGATTGCTTGGTCTGGGTTGAATCCGCCCATGATGTTTGATAAGTTTGACATAATATTTTGTCCTTTGTCTGGTTGTTATTTAGTGAGCGCGGCTGCGTCTGCTGCCGCTGTTGTGAATGCCGCCCAATCGAGCGGAAGTTTGTAAGGCAAGCGCCCATAGACGCCACGCCCGCCGCCGGGATGCCCCGGACGTTTCTGAGTGAAAAGGAATCGAGCGCCGGTCAAATCCTTGCCAGTCTTCTTTTCCTTGTTGAATCCAACCTCTTCGGTTTTCACGATTGTTTCCGTATTAGCAAAAAGGATCGAATCGGCCCAACGCTGCAAAGCGAGCTGGATGCGCTCGTGCAAATCGAATTGATATTGGTCGAATGACGCGCCGAGCGGATCGTCAAAGCGTTTCACTTTGACGTGACCAATGAGAATAACGCTAATGCCTTTCTGACGTAGCATGTCGAGTCCTTCCATCAAGTCGCGCATCTTGTTCGCGGCTGCGGTGTATCCTTTGCCGAATCCTTTTTGATATTGCTCGATTGAATCAACACCATCCTCATCGCAGAGCTTCGCCCAGATGACCGGCTCAAGCGCCGATACGCTATCAATGATAAACGTTTTGTATTCGTGTTCCTCTTTGATGAGAGTCGTCACTGCGGTCAACACGTCGTCGAATGTTTCAGCACGTGGAAACTTCGCCACGTCAAGATCATCGACACCTTCTTCGCCTTTGATCGGCAAGAAAATAGGCGAGTCTGCGCCGGCGGCAAATGTCGATTTGCCGATTTTTTCAACGCCAAGCAAGACGATGCGCGGCGCTTTATGTTCAACGCCTTTTTTGATGCTGTTTAGGTCAAAGCTCATTTGATTGCCTCCGTTTCTGCTGCGATTAGTTTTGCCAGCCCTTGCAGACTTGGAACTTGAATTGCGTAAAACCCAGAATTATCAATGTCGGCCTGAGCCTCAATCCGAACGTCGTTTAAATCGAAGTAGATTTTCACGATCCCCGAATCACTTATATCGAGCGCGATGTTGGTTGCGCCCATCGCTTTGATTTGTTTAATTGAGTCGCTCATATTAGTAGCGCCCTCCCTTGTCGTCTGGCGTGATCGTGATGCTCGCATCATCGCCGCGCTGTGATAGCACTTGAATGCGAAACGTTCGCACGCCGGTCGCATCTTCTAGTTGGTCAAGCAGGCTTTCAATCGCCTCTTCTGTTTCTCTGATTTGTTCTTTGATGTTCATTTTGTCCTTTGGTTGTTGGTTATTTGTCTTTTACAAATACGCCGTCGATCATTTTGCCGGAGCGTGATTTGATAACGTTGTATGCTGATTCTAAGCACTCCTCGAGCGGCACGCCGATAATCTCTGAAAGCAAGATCAGCACGACTGCGCAGTCGCCGATTGCGTCGATCTTCTCGTCGTGGTCGTCTTTTATGATCCCGATGCGAAGCTCGTCGATTTCCTCAAGTAGCTTTGCGAATTGCGTGTGCTCGGTCGCCTTGCCGTTCGGCCCGATGATGCCTTTTTCGATGCCCCACTCGCGGACTGCGTTGATTGTTTCTTGTGTCATAATTATTTCTTTCTCTATTGGTTGTTGTCTTTTCTGATTTCGGCGTTGTTGCCAAATACGATCACGCAGGCGTGCGGTTTAAATTCTGCGGCAGTCCAGCCGTCGCCTTCTTGCGTATAGTCTGGATTGCTCATCGGCACGGCAAACGTGCTTTCAAATTCTTCCTTCACATCTGCGGCGCTGCCTCGCCAGATGCGCTCGACGTTATCAAGCGCGATGCTGTATCGAGCTTCCAAATTGACTTCATGCACGCCAGCTTTTTTCGCGTTCGGTAGTTCGATCAGTTCTTTTGGCGTCGTCATAAGCATGTGCGAATTGAACTGCCCTGCGCCAAGGTCGTTTCCGTGATGCCAGACTGTCGATCCGTCGGCGCTTGTGAACTCGACTGCGGTTGATTCGTCTTTATTTGAAAACGAGTCGGTCGGCTCTGCGAAGTTGATTAAGCCGGGCAAGAAAACGTGCGCGTCGCAAACCTTATTTGCTTCCGATTGAAACAAATCGCACATCCATTTACCATCTTCAATCGGCGTCGAATGCGCACAATTGCGGCAATGAATCTGCGCGACCGGCACGGCGGTTTCTCCTGTGCCGTGACACAATGCTTTCGCGTCGCAGAATTTGCACGCCCAAGAATCCTCGCGCTCACTGACACGCGCTGGCGGCGTCGATGTGTTTATAATGCTCTGCGCTTTGTCGATGTAAGATTGCGCACGTTTGCTGTCGTAACGCAGACGCTCCGTATAGAGTTCGTCAGTGTCTTTGTTGACAACCATATATAAAGCACGTTTTAAGCTCGTCAAATGCATGTAAACCTGCATCTGAGCGAAGTGCTGCGCCTTGGCTGTTTCGCAGCCTTCTTTCTCGATCTTTTTAAATTGCGATGCGCTCGACGTTTTCATTTCAAGCAAGTGCCAAGTCTTCGGCGCTTCTGGCACGCCGAGCGCAGCGCCGTCAGTGTGTCCCTTGAAATGTCCGTCGCAAGCGATGACTTCGAACTGATTTCCGTCGGCGTCAAATTCATGCACCTCGCAGCCGATGCCGCGCAATTCTTCGACAAAGCGAAACTCTTCTTTGTGTCCGCGATCAAACAAGCGATACAAACGCCCGCTGAACTCCGGCTTTACGCATTTGCGAAACTCATACCATAGACTTCTTGCGCAGTCTTTTCCGATTGAGCTTGCGCCTAAGTAATTTCGTTGCGGCTCGCTTGATCCGCGCTGTTTCCAATACGTCTCGATTGCTTGGACGGTGGCCGATTTGGTCGGCAAGACCTTCGATAAGTCTGTCATATTTCATTTGATTAATTATTAATTGGCCTCGGCGTCGTGAGGCGTTGCCCTTGACGCCGAGGTCTTTTTTGTTAAATGCCGATTGCTCGGCTCAGGAATTGTAAAACACTTCGTCTTCTTGCGTCCAGAAATCTTCGAAGTCGGCAGTGAATGAATAAATCACTTGATCAGTAAAAGGGCAAATGCCTTTGTAGTATGTGTCGCCGTTTGAATTTGTAAGAGTTGTGATTTCGTTGTTCATATTTCGTATTTGATTAATAATTATTCGTCGCGGTTGTCGCTTCGATACAATCCAAAGTAGCGACGCGAACCCCCGTGTCAATACAAACTCAAAGTTTATGAGATTTAAATTTCGGGCCGCCAATTCGCACCGCCCAATACATTTTATTGCGCCGCCATTTATTGACGCCGCAAGCCAGCATCGCTTCGCGGAAAACCTTTGCCGCCGCGACGCTATCAATCGGTGATTCGCCTTTGTGTCCTAGCACGCAGAACCAATCGTGGATAACGGCGGCTTCTAGGTATTTGCCGAATGGTGGATAGATGCGCCACAACGCACGCGGCACGCTTGCACCGTCGGAAGTGAAGCCTGCGGGAATGCAAACGTCGTCGCAGTGCTGCGAGCCGGTATAGAAGAAGTCCCGATTCAATCTGATCGCATCTTGAAAGACGCCATTCACAAGCGTGCGAAATGGTGTCTTATCGAGCGGTCTTGGAAATCTTGCACTCATAGCCCTGTCAGGCTTGCGTCGGTTTTCGGTGCGGTTGTCGCCTCGATAGTCGCGTCTTGGCCTACGCCAGCTTG